AAAGACCTTACAGAATATATTATATGGGAACTATGAAAATGCGGATAAGTTTTTTTGACATCGATGAAACGGTATTCAATACCTTTGCACAGGTGATTGTACGCGATAAGGTTTCTAATAAAGTAATCCGAAAACTTGATAATAACGAGTTTAATTCTTATAAACTCAAAGACAATGAAAAGTATGACTACTCAGAATTTAATGACGCTAAACTTTTCAAAGCATCCTCTAAAGTAATCAATGGTACAATGCGAGAAGTCAAACGACAATTCTCTGATAAAAACACCATGATTGTATTCCTTACTGCTAGACAAGATATGGATAGCAATGCCACTTTCAAAGACACCTTCCGTGATCACGGTATCAAGGTAAATGATAAACGTATACGATTCGAATTAGTTGGTAACCTTAAGAAAGGAACTATACCACAAAGAAAAGAATATGTTATACGCAAGTTCCTAAACAAGTTCAAAAAAGCAGACGATGTTCGAATATATGATGATCATAAAGAAAATGTAAATATACTTGATAAGGTTGCTAAAGACTTTCCAAATATAAATTTTAAAAAGTTCTTAGTTAAGAACGGAGTTATTAAATCAGCAGGTCAGTTGAATTTCAAAGAATGGTTCTCTGAAGAAAATAATCCTAGAATACCTCGTAAAAAAGGTCAAAAAGCTAAGAGTAAAAAACACTCTGATTTATATACAGACGAAGACCCTAAAGGAACTATTCACGGATTAGGCTTCAAAGATGTAGAAACTGCTAAAAAATCAATTACTAAAATTAGAAATTCTGGTAGGACACACGCTCATAAAATACAAGCAGCAATTGCTATGGAACAAAGAGCACGAGTTATGGGTAAAACGGCCGAAGCTGCAGTCTATAGAAAATTCATTAATCAAATGAAAAAAGGATAAATATAAATGATGTCAACTTTTAAAGACTATGTAGAAGTAATGGAAGCCACTAAGTCCGGCAAGAATGTGCACATGACTCATATAGAAGATAGAGTTATCTATGGTGGAGTTAAAGGTGCACGAGAAGCTATACTTGCACTTCGTTCTATGAGAGATATGCTAGCAGGAAATTCTAAAACAGGCACAAATGTTACTGTCAAATGGGATGGCGCGCCAGCAGTCTTTGCTGGCATTGATCCTAGCGATGGCCAATTTTTTGTAGCTAAAAAAGGTATTTTTAACAAAGACCCGAAAGTATATAAATCAGTTGCTGATGTAAAAGCCGATACTTCTGGAGAACTTGCAGATAAATTATCAGTTGCATACGAAGAACTAAAAGATTTAGGAATCAAAGGGGTGATACAAGGTGATATAATGTTCACCAATGATTTATCAACGGAAACTATTGATGGAGAAAGTTATATCACATTCCAACCAAACACTATAGTATATGCCGTACCAAAGAAATCAGAACTAGGTAAAACTATATCTAAGGCTAAACTCGGTGTTGTATTCCATACGACATACACAGGAAAAGATTTTGAATCAATGAAAGCTTCTTTTGGAGTTGATTTATCTAAACTCAAGAAAAAGAAATCAGTATGGTATCAAGATGCTGATATAAAAGATTTATCAGGTACAGCAACTTTTACAGCTAAAGATACTAAAGAAGTTACGGATGCTTTATCTACAGCAGGTAAAATATTCAGCAAAATATCTGGTACTACTCTAAAAGAACTAGAATCTAACCTAGAACTTGCTACTAAAATAGAATCATTTAATAATACTCTTGTTAGACGAGGAGAAAAGATTACTAATACTAAGAAGCATGTAGATGATTTGATTAAATACTTTGACCAAAAATTCGGAAAAGAACTAGAAAAAAGAAAAAGTGAGAAGGGTAAGGCAGCAGTTACTCAAAAACAGAAGGAAATGATGACTTTTTTCTCACCGAAAAATAAGAAAAACCTAGATTTAATGTTTCAATTAATGAATGCTATTGTAAATGCAAAGCTAATTATTATAAATAGATTAGATAGACTAAAAAAAATTGATACGTTTATAAGAACTAAAAACGGATTTAAAGTAACTGGCTCTGAAGGTTTTGTTGCAGTTGATAAGACAAAAGGAGGAGCAGTTAAATTAGTCGATAGGTTGGAATTTTCAATGAACAACTTTTCGTCTGATGTTATTAAAGGATGGGAAAAATGAAAAGTTTTAAAGATCATTGTTGTAAAGATTGTGAAAGTCTTTACGAACATACAATCGAAGAAGCTGAATACAAAGGCAGAAAAGTCGAACTCAATAATCCCACTCGCTCATCAGATGGTAAGAAGAAGTTTTATGTATATGTAAAAAACGAAAAGGGAAATGTCATTAAGTTAGGATTTGGTGATCCTAATATGGAAATAAAAAGAGATGACCCTGGCCGAAGAAAAAACTTCAGAGCACGTCACAACTGTGACAATCCTGGCCCCAAATATAAAGCAAGATATTGGTCTTGTTACCAGTGGAGAGCTGGAGCGAAGGTGGATAATTAATGAGTATAAAATCGTTTAAGACGTTTAGTGAAGATAAATCGAAAGAGGTAGTATTTACCTTTGGTCGATTTAACCCGCCTACTATTGGCCATGAGAAACTTATTAAGAAAGTTATATCTCAATCAAGTAGTAATAATTTTAGAATATATGTTTCACAATCAAGTGATCCAAAAAAGAATCCACTTGAGTATCGTGAAAAAGTACAACTAATGAGAAAGATGTTCCCAAAGTATGGTAGGAACATTATTTTTAATAAGAAAGTTGTAAATGTATTTGATATTTTAGTTGATTTATATAATCAAGGATTTCAAAAAGTAACAATGGTAGTCGGTTCAGATCGTGTACCAGAATTTAGAAAACTTATGTCTGCATATAACGGTAAAAAAGCACGACATGGTTTCTATGAGTTTGATACAATTAATACAGTTTCTGCTGGAGAACGTGATCCTGATGCTGATGATGTATCAGGTATGTCAGCATCTAAGATGAGAGCAGCAGCTGCAGCTGGTGATTTAGACTCTTTTAGTAAAGGACTTCCAAAAGGATTTGGAGATAAAGTAGGTGTATTTAATCTTCTTCGTAAAAGGATGGGATTAAAAGAAATGACCAACTTCCGTAAACATATTGATCTAGGGCCTCAATCTATATTACGAGAAAAGTATATAAGAGGTGAAATATTTAATGAAGGTGATACTGTTTGTTGTATTAGAACAGGCACTAAGTTTATTATATGGGAAAGAAAATCAACATTTGTTATAGATGGTAACGGTAATAAGTATTGGGTTCGTGATCTAATCGAAATTAGAGATACAAAACAAGACAAAGACGTTAAAGATAAAAAAGGAACTCAACCTGCTAAGTATTATAAAGGCCTTTCAAAATCTACTAAAGACAAACGAGATGCTCACTTTAAAAAGGGTGCAGCCAAAGATGATGACGATCCAAGTGCGTATAAGCCAGCACCTGGCGATGCAGATGCAAAGACTAAACCATCTAAACACACAAAGAAGTTTAAACAAATGTATGGTGAAACAAGTTCAAAGCCAAGTAAGGTAATAAATAAAGGTTCTTTTGCTCCAAGAGAATATGACTTCAATGTATTTCCTAATCGTCAAGAAGCCGAAAAGAAATTAAAGAAAGCTGGGTTTACTGGTATGGCTGATTTAGTTATTAATAAAAATAAATTAAAAGTAAAGCCAGGAGCAAGTCAATTTAGAAAAGCTGGAATTAAAGCCACAGATTATAAAGCTCAACACAAATATATAATGAATATTATTGAAAACGATATGGAGTTTGGAACTAATAAACTTGCAAAGAATTATAGGAAAGATACTCCTGGCCAAGTATCAGAAGAGTTCGAACAACTAGATGAAAAGTTAATTACATTTGCTAAGAAAGCATATCCTAAATCAGGTAATCTTCTTATACTTGCTGGTGGAGCAGGTTCTGGTAAAGGATTTATTTTAAATAATCTTGTAGGACTTGAAGGTAAAGTATTTAATGTAGATGATTTAAAATCACTAGCAATAAAAACACCAAAGATTATTTCAAGAGTTAAAAAAGAATTTAATGTTGATTTATCTAAGTTGAAACTAACAAAGGGTGAAGATGTTGCTAAACTTCATGATATTATTGGTACTGAGATGAACTTATCAAACAAACAACAAGTTAGATTCTTTGCAAATGCTTTATTTCAAAGAGATGATTTAAAACCAAATGTAATCTTTGACGTAACTTTAAAAGATTTAAGAAAATTACAAAATATCACTAGAATGGCTGAAGCCGTAGGATATAAGAAAGAGAATGTTCATATCGTGTGGGTAATTAATGATATTGAAATAGCTAAAGTACAAAACCTTGATCCAAAACGTGCTCGAGTAGTTCCCGTTGAGATTCTAGTTAATACACATAGAGGTGCTTCTCAAACAATGTTAGACATTATGAAGATGGGTACATCACTTAAGAAGTATATGGACGGAGATATTGTATTTGCATTCAATAAGATTGGTGTAGATAGTGATTTAAAAACTAGTGATAAAGGTGGTTCTTATATTAAAAAGTCAGATTATTTCTATGTTAAAAGATCAGGAAAACCACCAATTAAGTTCTCTGAAATGGGAGATAACATTTTAAAGAAAATAAGATCGTATGTTCCAAATGCTAACACATGGAGTCTAGACTAATGAAAAAATTTAGAGAAGCAATGTTTGAAGATGTAAGTGCAGCCCTTAAAAAGAAATCAGAGAAGTCTGGTGTCGATGTGGGAACACTTCGAAAGATTTTTAATCGTGGAGTTGCTGCATGGAGAACAGGTCACCGGCCTGGTACTACTCCAACTCAATGGGGACTAGCAAGAGTAAACTCTGTATTATCAGGTGGGCCTGCTAGAAAATCTGATGCTGATATTTGGTCTAAGAGAAAGAAAGTAAAGAAATGATTTCATTTAAGGAATATAAAATTGTGACTGAATTAGCTACTAAAGGGCCTAAGTTATCTTCTAAACAGATAGCTAAGAAGATTAAAAAATTAGGAAAAGAAGTACCTACTTTAAAAGGATGGGATAAAATATTTTCTAAATTTGGTGCTAAGGAACTTCATTCACGAAAAGACTTAGAGGGTATGTTACCAGCAAAAGTTGCTCGAGGTGATATTAATCGATTATTCTTCCCTGAAGGTAAAGACAAATTAACTGAAAAACTTGATCCAAGAAAACATGATGCAGGTGATTATATCAAAGACTTTCAGAAGTCAGATGCACCTCAATTTAAGGGAAAGTCAAAAGAAAAAAGAAAAGAAATGGCTATTGCAGCTTATTTAGATGCTCGAAGAGAAGCAGGATTACCAGAAAAATAATGAAAACATTTTTAGAATATACGCTAGAAGGAAAAGAGAAGGGTGGTAAACCCGAATCTTTTGAGGCACAATTTAAACGTAGGGTTGTTAAAACAACTAAACCAGAGCATAAAGAAAAAGGTTATAATTGGAGAATCAAAGGTAAGGATAGACCTGAGATTTCAATAAAATTGTATCGTGAAAAGCCTGGATTTGGAGAGTTTAAAAAACAATTAAGAAGAGTTGCCGGACACGAATTCGGATAATTATAAATAGAGTTTTAAGAATGGGGATATTGTAAATATGAAAAGACCAACATTTGTACCAGAGTCAATTAAAGATGAGGACGTAGCAAAGTTTGTAGCTGCAGCACATTGTGCAAAAAGAGAAGGCAAAAAAGAATTTATTTTTGCTGGAAAGACGTACAAGGTGACTGTAAAAGGTAAAACAGAGGATAAACTTGATCCTGTTAACAAAACAGCTGCAGCCAAGAAGTTCAAAAATCGTAAAGATAAAGACATTGATAACGATGGCGATGTAGATGATTCAGATAAGTATCTACACAAAAGACGTAAAGCCATTGGTAAATCAATGAAAAAAGATGAATGTACTTCTGAAAAAGACTTTAAACCTCACATGATGTACGATCCAAAAACAGGTAAGGGAGTTAAAGCTAATACTTATGCTGATCATTTAAAATATGATAAAATGGGATATGTACATGATAAACCTAAAGTCAAAAAAGAATCTTTTGATCGTGTTGACGCTATTGTAGAAACAGTTACAGGGGCTAATCAGTCAGATCGAGAACAATTCATAAAAGAATATAATATTACAGAAGAAAGTAGATATTCTGATATTCATAAGTCTTGGAAAGTGTTTTCAAAATGACTGGTGCTGAAAAACAAAGACTCGATCGCATTGAAGATAAGATCGATAAGTTAGCTGATGCCGTAATTGCAATTGCACGAGCAGAAGAAAAACTATTGGGTCTTGAACAAATCTCTATGGATTTACACAGAAAAGTTACGGATATTGAAGAACGGCTTCGTAAAGTAGAAGATTCTTCAAATAACTCTGCTAAAGAGTTAAATATAATAAATAAAATATTTTGGATTGCAATTTCGGCTTTAATAACAGGTGGGATAGTAGTTTACCTTTGGGGCCCGCAATCATTATAAGGAGAAAGAAATGTATAACGATAAGTTAGCAAAAGAATTGGCAGAACTAGCTAATCAAGCAATGAAAACAGGTTACACAGTAAAGGGTGTAAATGAAGTTGAAATGCCTAAAGCAAAAGGTGAACTAGACTTCTTTAAGAAACATGGTGTTCAAGTAGTTGATGATCCAGAGCAAGACCCTGAAAATGTACGAGGTAAACAGTACACACCTAAAATGTCAGAAGGTAAAATGAAAGACCTTACTGCATTAGTTAAAAAAGGTGTTAAAGACCCTAAGAAGATTGCTAAAGAATTAGGATTACCTATTACGAAAGACGTTCTTGGAGCAATTGATTCTTTAGTAAAAGGAATGTAAAAATGCAAGACCCTGTAAAGAAGGCTCAAGAAAAGCGTCGTGCTGAACGTGAACAACTACAGCGTGCACGTGAACGTGTAAGGGCTGCCAAAGATGCACGTAGAGCTGATATGGAAAAAGAACGTAAAGCTCGTGATGCTAAAAACAAAGCCGAACGAGAAAAAGATACAAAAGATGAAGCAGTTGCTTCAATTAAAGATAAACCATTAGTTGACCCAAGAGATAAAGCCGAACTTTATAAACTTGTAACATTAGCATTAAAACAAACTCCAGGCTCTCCTAAACAAAAAGCAACGATTAAAAAAATAAATGTCCTTCGTAAAAAGAATGGTATGAAACCACTTAAAGAGGAAGGCTTAAGCAACAGTTTTTTAGCACTAGCTAAAATGGGCAAAGGAGCTGTTAAAAATACTAGTGTATATGGAAGAAAGAAAAGACGAGAATCCACTGATGAAAGTCTTTGGGCTAATATTCACAAAAAGAGACAACGTATTAAAAGAGGATCAGGTGAGAGAATGAGAAAAAAAGGTGAAAAGGGTGCACCTACTCCAGCACAAATGAAACGAGCTAAAAATGAAGCTTCAGTAAAAGATTTCAATTCTACTTTCAAGGGTTCAAAATCAGAGTTTGAAAGATTAAAAAAAGATTTAGCTAAAAACAATATGAAAGTTAAGATCATCAAAAAATATCCTGATGGTCAAATCGACTTTTTCGTACAAGCAAAGAACCCAAGATTTGTTAAAAAAATACAAAAAGATATAGAGAAAAAATACGATGCATCTTTAAGTACTGTACCCGAATCAGTTAATGAAGATGCTAAAATGGCAAAACTATCTGATGATAAGTTAAGAGCCTTATTAAAAAAACTACAAGACTTTCGTAAAAAAGAACCAAAGGCACCTTCTACTCAATTTTTTATTAAAAGAGTAGAGAAAGAAATGAAGAAAAGAAATCTTACCGAAGAGCTCATGGTTAATGAAAAATCCAAAAAGAGATTTGTAAAAAATATTAAATCTATTAAGAAGAATGCTAGAAGTCTTCCTTTGAGTCGAGACTATATTTTAAATACGGATAATCTAGATAAATTAACTCCGATGAATAATCAAATGGCTAGAGCTAAATTAAGTACTAATTATGACCATCCTAAATATGGTTCAGGTACTGAAATAGAAACTAAAAAGGGTGCAGTATTAATTAAACCTGAAGTAGCTGAACTTTATATGAAATCAAGAGATAGACTTCCTGGCCCTATTCAGAAAAATATGGATAAGATGGCATTAAGAAGTCCCGATGGTTTATTCACGGTATTACAAGCAGCACTAAACGATTTACAAACAGGTATGATCGAATCAATGGAGAAAATAATGAAAGAAGAAGTATTAGTAGAAGCAGATTCTCTTTACTTAATCTATAAAGATAAGATGAAAGCTAAAAAAGTTGCAGCTCACATTAAAGCTCGACACAAAAAATTTGATGTAAACTTAGCTCCTATGGATGCTAGAAATATGGGTATTACAATATTTGGCAAAGGTGCAGAAAAAGTAAAAGCAGATGTTACCAAAAAGTATGGTAAACCTGATGATTTTATGATGGAAGATTTTTCTGATACTAGCATAGAAGAAGTATAAATAATTTTATAATGAAGTTGTTTGATGATTTAAATAATGATAATTTTGAGCTTTATGCAGCAAGGTATTACGATAATCCTTCATGTTTAGATGTTCAAGATTTTTATGATGATTTAGCTAGATTTAAATATATTATTAGATTGCTAAGAAAGTATAGAGAAACAGGAATTATACAAGAAAGATTGATTCTCAATCATATTATTAGCATTTATAATGTATTTGATATCTATGCAGCGAATAGGATGATGTTTTATCGAATAGAGTCAGGATTATGGCCACAGATTAAAACATTTTTAGTGTATTTAAATTACATTCCTGAAACTCAGTATCGGGATGTAACAATAGATGTAAAAATAGCAAAGAAACTACAAGCAATATAATGGGTGTATTAAGAGGGCCAGATTTTTTCTATTCGTTGAGATTCCTTCGTCTTTTGACGATGCCGTGGGAGAAGACTGCAGCATTTAAAGAAGGTATCATAGATAAGAATGGTAAGAAATTAAAGAAGGCCGAAACACCCGCAGAGAAATCTGCTTATAATGTATTCCACAAACTCGTGTTTAATATCAGACGATTATTAGCTAAAGCTCCTGGCGGGTCTTCAGCAATTGCAAAGTATGCTACAGCTTTGTTTTTGATCAAGGATCATTTACAACTGTCTAACAAAGCATTGTCAAAGACATTAAGAGAAGCAATAGACGTAGACTTCATGGAAGCTAATCTTCATGAAAGAACAAATGCATGGTATTTAACAGAAGACAAGGAAAAAATACAAGCCTCAAAATATGCACTGAACCGTGACATTGCATTACCCAAGACAGGAGAACTGCTGGCTAAAAAAAATTCTTGGGTTAAAATAACGGAACATGCACCAATCGGAGATATCTTTGGTATTCCTGTATTTGAAGCATTGCATCTTAAAACTCAACAAAAGATATATATAGTACAAGAGGATATTGTTAGATGAAGAGTTTCAAAGAAATGACAGGAACAATAGGTGGCGGTAATGTTGGAGTACCAACTGATGCACCTAAAGGAGCTTCCTTTGATCCTATCTTATATGGTAAGAAAAAGAAACCATTAAGACGATACAAAGAGTTTACTGTTCCTACGGAGGTATTTCGTAAGTTTCAAACAGGAAGAAATAAGTTTGAAAGGTGGTCTAAGTATCTCAATTTAGAAGATGCAAATCAAAAAGCAATATATGATTATGCAAGTAAGAATAGAGATCATGTACTCATTTTAAAAGATGAAGAGACTGGTGCAATGAGGTCAATCAGAAAACGATCGGCAAATAAATTGTAAATTTACTTTACTTTTTGTCGAAAATATTCTAATATATAACTTAGTAACTTTAGGAAAATAATATGTCAGCAGTCTCAATCTTCGAAGAACAAGTATCGCGTAAACCAGATCATTATCCGTGGGCCAATCAATTTATTGAATCTATGCATAATGGTTTTTGGACTGATAAAGAGTTTAACTTTCAATCAGATATACAAGATTTTAAAGTAACATTAACAGAGCAAGAACAAGAAATGATTGTTCGTTGTCTATCCGCCATTGGTCAAATCGAAGTGGCGGTTAAAACTTTTTGGGCTAAACTTGGTCAGAATCTTCCACACCCCAGCCTTACAGATTTAGGGTATGTAATGGCAAACGTAGAGGTGATTCATAACAATGCTTATGAAAGACTGATTAAGTTACTACAAATGGAAGAAGTTTTTGAAAAGAATCTAGAACTTGATATTATTCGTAATCGTGTAAAGTATCTCCGCAAGTATAATCACAAATATTATAAAGATTCTAAAAAACAATATGTATATTCACTTATTCTCTTTACACTATATGTTGAGAATGTCTCTTTGTTTTGCCAATTCTATACTATCAATTACTTTAACAGATTTAAAAATGTTCTAAAAGATACAGCACAACAAGTAGCATACACTTCTAAAGAAGAACTAATACATTCAATGGTAGGGATTAAATTAATTAATACTATACGAGAAGAGATGCCAGAATTATTTGATGGAGAATTTTGTGAACTGATTAGAAGTCAATGTATTAAAGCTTATTGGGCTGAAAGTGCAATTATTGATTGGTCAGTAAATGGATATCAATCAGAACATTTAACTTCTGATATTATGAAGAACTTTATTAAAAATAGACTTAATGAAAGTTTAGAACAAATCGGTATTAAGCCTGTATTTGATGACATTGACAAAGATTTATTAGAGAAAACAACATGGTTTGATGAAGATGTACTTGGTAATACTGCTACAGACTTCTTCTACAAACGTCCGACAGAATATTCAAAGAATGACAAGTCATACGATGAAGATGACTTATTTTAAATAAAAGATTATATTATGAGTGAGAAATATTATTGGTTAAATAAAGACAGTAGGCTATTCCTTGAACGAGGTTACCTTGAAGAAGGTGAAACTCCAGAAAATAGAATCTGGAAAATAGCAGATGCAGCACAAAAGATTTTAGATAAAGAGGGTTTTCGAGATAAATTCGAAGACTATATGTCAAGGGGTTGGTATTCACTGGCTTCTCCTATATGGGCAAACTTTGGTAAAGAAAGAGGTTTACCTATATCTTGTTTTGGTTCATACATCGATGATACAATGGAAGAGATTCTATACACAGTATCAGAAGTTGGTATGATGTCAAAAATGGGTGGCGGTACATCAGCTTATTTTGGGGCAATAAGACCAAGAGGAGCTACTATATCATCGGGCGGTAATTCAAATGGCCCACCTCACTTCATGGAACTATTCGAAACAGTTACTAATGTAGTATCACAATCAAATGTAAGGCGTGGTTCTTTTGCTGCATATCTTCCTATAGAACACCCAGATGTAGAAGAGTTTCTTCAGATTAGAGATGAAGGCCATGCTATTCAGAGTATGTCATTCGGTGTCACAGTTGGTGACAAGTGGATGAAAGAAATGATTGATGGTGACAAAGAGAAACGTAGAATATGGGGTAAGATAATCAAGAAAAGATTTGAGTCAGGCTATCCTTACATTATGTTTAGTGATACGGTGAATAAAAAATCACCAAAGGTATACCGAGATAAAAAGATTCGTATTAATAACTCAAACCTTTGTTCAGAAATTTGTTTATCGACAGGCATAGGTGAATCATTTGTTTGTGACTTATCATCTATGAATCTATTACACTATGATGAGTGGAAAGATACAGATGCAGTTGAAACACTAACATATTTTCTAGATGCTGTTATGACAGAGTTTATTAAGAAAGCAGAACTCATATCGTTTATGAAAAGACCATTACACTTTGCTAAGACACAAAGAGCATTAGGTATAGGTGTTTTAGGTTGGCATTCGTATTTACAAAGTAAGATGATAGCTTTTGAATCATTTGAAGCTAACATGGTGAATATAGAAATACACAAACTAATCAAAGAAAAATCTCAAGAAGCTTCTAAAGAGATGGCTGAAATATATGGTGAGCCAGATTTACTTGAAGGTTATGGAATGAGAAATGTAACTACTATGGCTATAGCTCCTACTACTTCATCTAGTTTTATATTAGGTCAAGTATCACCAAGTATCGAACCATTGAATAGTAATTACTTTGTGAAAGATTTAGCAAAGGGTAAGTTTACATATAAGAATCCATACTTAAAAGAACTACTACAAGAAAAAGGAAATGATACAAAAGAAGTATGGAAGTCTATTCTTGTAACTGGCGGTTCTGTGCAACATCTTATGTTTTTATCTGATGAAGAAAAAGGAGTATTTAAGACATTTGGTGAAATATCACAAAAAGATATTATCGTACAAGCTGCATCACGACAGAAACATATTGATCAATCACAATCACTAAATCTCATGATACATCCTTCTACTCCGCCACGAGATATAAATAAACTTTTAATTGAAGCTTGGGAACTTGGCGTTAAGACTCTGTACTATCATAGAGGAACTAATCCTGCTCAAGAGTTGAGTAGAAACTTACTTACTTGTTCAAGTTGTGAGGGATAATGGACGAAGAAACATTACATTGTAATTCATGTAACACAACATTTACCGTACTTTGGCATCAAGAAGATGATGAATATATGATGACGCCATCATTTTGTCCTAATTGTGGTGCACCTATTACTGGTGACACGGAAATATATACAGAAGAATTTGAATAAATAAACGTATAGATTCAAATGGTAAGTATAAGAAGAAAGAGAACTCGATTACAAAGTTATACCGTTATTATGTTTGACAAAGATAACATACATGAATGGCCAACTAATGAACATGAACATTGTGAGATAATGAAAATATTTAAACAAGATAAGCCTTATGAAGGTATTATCAATGATTACACGATATGGAAAAAATTACTAAGTGAGTGAGTGGACTTATAATAATAAATCATTTAATTCTGATATGATTGAAGATTATATTGGATTTGTATATGAGGTATATGACAAAGAAGCCAAGATGAAATATATTGGCAAGAAAAAGTTTTGGTCTAAAGTTACTCGTCCCCCACTCAAAGGTAAGAAAAATAAAAGACGTTCGCTCAAAGAATCTGATTGGAAATCATATTACGGTTCATCTGAAATCGTCAAAGAGTTGGTGGAAAATACAGGTGAGTGGCGTTTCAGAAGAAAAATCCTCCGACTTTGCAAAACAACTGGTGAAATGTCTTACTATGAAATGAAAGAACAGATTGATAATGATGTTTTACTTAAACCAAATGAATATTACAATGCCTTTGTAGGCGGTAAAATTCATAGAAAACATCTAAATCATTTAATAAAGAATGGAAATAATTATGGCAAGAGATAAATTAAAAGATTATATAAAGTACTATGATAATATTCTACCTGATGATATGTGTAGAAAGTTATGTGAAAAATTAGACGAAAGTCCTGAGGCTAGACGTGTTCATCGTAAAAATGAAACATTTAATTTTATAGAAGTTAATATGCATGACATGATGAAAAACGATACGAAGTGGAAAGCAATTACAATGGAAATGCATAAGTATATGCAAAAAGCTCTTTTGTTATATCGTGCTGATACAGGACAGTGGTTACCCGAAACTAAAAGATTCGAAGCACCAAGAATTAAAAGATATGATCCTAACTATGGTATATTTGATTGGCATTTAGATTCTGCTGATGTAAGATCAGCTCAAAGAATGGTAGTGATGTTTTGGTATCTAAACGATGTGCCTGAAGGTGGTGAAACAAGTTTTGATATTGGAACAGAAAAACCTTATAAAATTAAGCCAGTAAAAGGTAGAGTTTCATGTTTTCCACCAAACTTTCTATTCCCTCACAAAGGTGAGTCACCAAAAGATTGTTTTAAATATGTTGTATCTTCTTACGCATGTTATCCATAAAAAGACTTGACATTTTCACTCAGTGTGATACTATATATGTATGATTATATTAGATTACAGCGCTATATGTATGTCTTCTTTCTTTGCTCGAGGATCGAGTTCAGAAGAAGGACTTCTTAGACATTTTATACTAAACTCTATTCGAATGAACAATCTTAAGTATAGAGACAAATATGGTGAAATGATTATTGCATGTGATGGTCGATCTTGGAGAAAAGACTATTTTGCAGAATACAAGGCAAGAAGAAAAAAGAATCGAGATTCCAGTGACGTAGACTGGGAGCAAGTTTTTAAAGTGTTTACAAAAGTTAGAGAAGAACTTAATGAACACATGCCATATAAAGTAATATGTCACTCAAATGCTGAGGCAGATGATATTATTGCAACTCTCATTAGAAATACACAAGAGTTTGGTAAACACGAGCCTGTAATGATTGTATCATCAGATAAAGATTTTGTACAGTTACAAAAATATAAAAATGTAGAACAATGGTCACCCCTTACTAAGAAGTTTATTGTACACGAAAACCCTAATGAATATCTTTACGAACATATCTTCAAAGGTGATAGTGGAGATGGCGTGCCAAATGTTCTTAGTGATGACGATACCTTTGTAAGTGAAAAAAGACAAACACCACTTTCAAAGAAAAAGATATCTCTTTGGTTAGAAAACTTAAATGACTTAGAATCTGTTATGACAAGTCAAGAGTTACGCAACTATCATAGAAATGAAAAGATGATTAATCTTGACAAAATACCCGAAAACATATATAGTGAAATAATTAATAATTACGAAAGTCAACCGAAGAAAACAAATATGAAAATACTTAATTATTTGATTACAAGAAGATGTAGTCAGTTAGTTGAGTGTGTTGGAGATTTTAAAAATGGCTGAGTTCCTTATAATAAGTGGAGTATGCGGTATTTGCTTTGCTTTTTATCTTGCACTTAAGTGGTTATAGGAGAAAATTATGGAAAGAAAAAGAACCTTAAGTAAATATTTATTACCTTATGAAGTTTGTGAAGAATTAGATAGATTAAAAACACAAAAAGAAAAAATATTGTTTATACAACAATATCAAAGTTTTGCTTTAAGAACTATAGTTCAGCTCAATTTCAACGATAAAATAAAACTTGACCTGCCAGATGGTAAGCCACCATATAGAGTAGAGCAATGTCCACAGTCAGCACTGCATGCAGCAACTAAAAATGCATTTAAAGGTATTGGGCGTTTAGCCGTAGGTAGTAATTTACCTACTCTTAAAAAAGAATCTATGTTTATAAGAATGTTGGAAACTCTAAATGCAAAAGATGCAGAAATGTTATGGAGAGCAAAAGACGGTAAATTAGAAGAACTTTATCCTAAACTAACTAGAAAACTCGTGGAGAAAATATGGCCGACAATACTGTAACATACGATATTGATGACACAGGTATTGGAGTATTCGATGGCTTCTTTACTGCAGAAGAATGTGATTATTATATAGAATTTTGGAAAATGACAAAAGCATGTAATATGACTTTAATGCATGGTGCTGCAGCATTAGGACATCAATTAGTTGCAGATGATGAAAGAGCAAATGTAATACCACCACGTGCAATGGGACATGATATTACATACAATACTGGCGTTTTTCTTAACAGATTTTGGGAAAAAATTTATCCGATATACAGTGAAAAATTTCGATTGAATCAATATCGTATGACAGTAAACACTATGAAAGTACAGAAAACCTTGCCTGGTGAAGGATATCATTCTTGGCATACAGAAAAACATCCAAGACATATAGAAAGATTATGGTCTGTTATACTTTATTTAAATGATGTTGCTGAAGGTGGAGAAACAGAATTATTAGTTCAGAAAAAGAGAATAGAACCAAGAATGGGAAGAGTTCTTATATTCCCAGCAACATATACACATATCCATAGAGGTAATCCACCATTGAGTGGAGAAAAGTATATTATGACTATGTGGGGAGAATACGCGTCTTATGAAGACGTAGAAAATTTATAATGAATATATTTGTACTAGATCAGAATCCTAAAAAAGCTGCAAAAGAACATTGTGACAAACACGTTGTTAAGATGATTATAGAATCAGCTCAAATGTTATCTACAGCTCATCGTATATTGGACGGTAAAGAAACTCGAAGGCCTTCTATATCTGGCAAAAGAATGGTTCAGTATTGGGAAATGGATAATGAGTATGACGAAAATTTATTATATAAAGCTGTTCACATGAAACACCCTTGTACACTTTGGTCTATGGAGTCACTTGAGAACTACAATTGGCATTGGGATTTATTTAATTCTCTTTGTGACGAGTATATATATCGTTACAAACGAGTACACAAAACAGATCAATTACTTCGTGGTAGATTATTACGTCCACCCGAAAATATTCCAATAGTACCAAGAACCCCTTTTAGACAAGCTATGTTTGAGGAATGTAAAGGATCAAACCCAATAGAAGCTTATCGAAGATTTTATCATGCTAAACCATTCAAAATGGTATGGACAAATCGTCCCACTCCAGTATGGTATTCATATAAATAGATACAATACGTTGGTCACGCAAGTGATGGAAGTAAGC